GGACCGCCTCCTCGGTGTCGGTGTCGACTTCGGTACCACGAACGCGACCTCGGGCCTGCTGCTGGGCCTCGCGCACGTGTTCGACCAGTACGGCTCCCGCAAGGACTCGAAGCTGTACCTGATCGACGAGTACCGCTACGACCCAGCGCACCAGCAGGCACGGAAGACCAACGAGCAGCTCTCCCGCGAACTCCGCGACTGGATGCGCTCCGACCACCTGCCGTACAAGACACACCTCGAGCCGGAGTGGGTGTTCCTCGACCCTGCTGCTGCGTCGTTCCAGGTGCAGTTACAAGCGGATGGGCTCACGAACGTCCGTCACGCGGACAACTCGGTGTCGTACGGCATCGGCACGGTCGCGTCGCTGCTGTCCTCCGGTCATCTGTTCACGACCACGAAGACGCCCGGTTTCAACCAGGAAGCCCCCGGCTACTCCTGGGACGCCAAAGAGACGGCGAAGGGCAACGACAAGCCCGTCAAGGTCGCCGACCACTCCCTCGACGGCGGCCGGTACGTAGTCACCAGCACCGAAGCCGCCTGGCGGCCACTGATCGCTCTCTGAGGAGGACACCTTGACGCATACGCCGCTGCCCTCCTCCGGTAAGGCATGGCCGCCGGAGAACCTGAAAGCTGCGTACAACCAGATCCAGGTGTTCGACGCCTGGTACGTCGGCGACGAGGAAGCCCTGTCGTGGCTGTACGCCATCAACCGGCTGCAGACCAAGACGTCGGTGTGGGGTCAGGTCACCCGCCGATTCTGGGGCACCCCGGGGCCGACGACGGCGACGCAGCGGCCGACGAAGATTCACGTGCCGATCGCGGCCGAGATCTCCCGCATGTCGTCGCAGAACCTGTTCGGGCAGATGCCGGACGTGCACTTCGGTGACATGGACGGCGACGACGACGACAAGGGCCTCACCGCAACCGTGGGGAAGGCTGCCACTGAGCGTCTCGCCGAGATCCTCGACGACTCCGCCCACGCAGAACTGCTCAAGGCTGCCGAGTACGCGTCCGCGCACGGTGGCACCTACCTGCGGGTGACGTGGGACCAGGACGTCATCCCCGACCGGCCGTTCATCACCTCCGTGGCGTACGACAGTGCCGTGCCGAAGTTCCGTCACGGCCGCCTCGTGCAGGTCACGTTCTGGTCCGACCTCGCAGCGATCGATGGCCGCTCGTTCTCGTACAAGCTGCTCGAGCTCCACGCTCCGGGCCGCATCGAGTGGGGCCTGTACGAGTCATCCTCGACCGACGACCTCGGCGTCATGGTGCCGATCACCGACCACCCGGACACCGCGTACCTCGCCGACATCATCGACGCGGACGGTGGCATCGACACTGGCTCGGACCTGCTTACGGCCGTGCATGTGCCGAACATCGCCCCGAATGGTGCCTGGCGGAAGGACCCGGCAGCTGTTGCGCTCGGTCGCTCCGACTACTCGGGCAACGAGGACCTCTTCGACGACCTCGACGAGACTGTGACGTCGCTGCAGCGTGAGTTCCGGCTCGGCAAGGCGCGCGCGATGATCTCGAAGGACCTGATCGACGTGAAGGCGTCCGGTCAGGGTGGCACGTTCAACGCCGACCAAGAGTTCTTCACCCAGACGAACGCTGCTGTCGGCTCGCTGAACCCCGGGGCGACTGGTGGCACGAACGCGACACCGTCGATCATGTTCATGCAGCCGAACCTCCGCACCAAGGAGCACCTGGACAAGATCACCTGGCTGACGTCCCGCATCTACCAGGCTGCCGGGTTCTCCCCGCAGTCGTTCGGTGACGCCGGCGAGGTTGCGATCACGGCGACCGAGGTCAACTCTCGCGAGAAGCTGACCACGCTCACCCGTGGCGCGAAGATCCTGTACTGGCGCCCACAGCTGGCGGCCCTGTTCGCGGCGCTGATGGACGTCGACGCGAACGTGTTCAACGGTCCCGGCCGCGCTGAGGCACTCCCGGACGTGGAATGGCCCGACAGCGAGACGGTGAACCCGAAGATCGTCGCCGACACGATCCTCTCCCTCGTGAACGCGGAAGCAATCAGCCTGTACGAGCGCGTCGCCGTCCAGCACTCCGACTGGGACGAAGACCAGATCAACGCCGAGGTCGACAAGATCCGCGAGGACTACGCGATGCTCCCGGAGAACAAGCCCGGCTTCCTGTGGGCAGCAACCGCTGCGAACGGGTCCGCAACTGGCGGTGTGGATGCAAACTCGTACGGCGTCAAGGGCGTCAACACGGAGGGCATCGACACTTCGCAGGCACCAAGGAACGCACCCGACCAGGCCAAGGGCACCGACCAGCTGACACCGGGACCGCAGCCGAAGGGTAACTGATGAGCGACCCGCAACCGCAGCAGCCGCCCAACTCGCGGCAAGCGGAAGCGGCACTCATCGCGTTGTACCTGTGGGCCGAGTCCGCACTCCTCGGAGGTGTCGCGGCGATCGCGCGGAAGGTGCTCTCATCGCATCTTCCCGCGGACACCGCCCGCAGCCTTGTGCGCCGGTTCGCGGGGCAGGTCGTCGCCCGACTGAACGATGAGACACCGGCCCTCACGGCGGCGCTCACGCACGGGACAGCGCTGGAAGCGGTCGGCGCCCACACTGGCTCCGGTAACGGCGCTGGCGGCGGCTCAGGCGGTTCACACGGTGGGTTCCTGCCTCCCGAGTTCAACCCCGAATTCGACCCGTACCAACTGCACGGCGTCAGGGCGGCGAACGCGATCCGCGACGACCTCGACAGCGAGCTCGAGGATGTCCGCTTCCGTCTCACCCGCCTCGACCAGGACCTGTACAAGGTCATCGCCCCTGCTGGCGCCGCTGGTGACGTGCTCCCGATCGGGTACACACCGGATCAGGCGCAGGCGAAAGCGTGGCGTGAGTTCATGCGCCGCGGGATCACCGGGTTCACTGACAAGTCCGGCCGTGAGTGGTCGCTGTCCGCGTACGTGGAGATGGCGGTCCGCACAGCCTCCCAGCGGGCGTACAACGCGTCACGGTTGCAGGTCATCCAGTACCTCGGCGGGAACCTCGTGTTCGTGTCCGACGACGGCCACCCGTGCCCGCAATGCCAGCCGTGGCAGAACCGGGTCCTGTGCATCACCCCCGACGGTGAGCACCCTTCTGTGGCGGATGCGACCGGGGCGGGACTGTTCCACCCGAATTGTCGCCACCATCTCGCCGAGTACGTGGCCGGCCGCACCCACCTGCCCGATCCGCGGGAGTGGACTGACGTCGACCAGGTCGCCTACAACGCCACGCAGAAGCAACGCGCCCTCGAGCGCGGCATCCGGTTGGCGAAGCGGGAACTTGAGTACGCCCGCACCCCAGAAGCCCGCCAGGCCGCACGGAAAGACATCCGCGCTGCGCAGGCCAAGATGCGCCAGTTCCTCGCCGAGAACCCGAACCTGCACCTGCTGCGCCAGTCGAGGCGGGAACAGCTCGATCTCGCGAACGACCACCTGAACGCACTCCCCTACGACCGCGCCATGCGGTAACACCACCCAGCCGGGGTCCTACGGCACGCGTCACCGAAACGGTGGCGCTTTTTTCATGCCCGAAACGGGAGACAACACAATGTCCGACACCACTGGCACGGAAGTCGAAGAGACCACCGACGCTACCGCTGACGCCGAAACGGCCGCAGAAGAGCAGACGCAGGAGATCGACTACAAAGCCGAGTTCGAGAAGTGGAAGGCGCAGGCCCGCGCAAACGAGGCCCGCGCCAAAGCGAACGCCGACAAGGCCAAGCGCTTCGACGAGATCGAGGAAGCAAGCAAGACCGAACTGCAGAAGGCCGCAGAACGGGCAGAGGCAGCGGAGAAACGAGCAGCCGAGGCGGAACGCCGCGCGCTCGTCACCGATGTCGCAGCCCGTACCAAGGTCCCCGCGAAGTACCTCATCGGCGACACCGTCGAGGAACTCGAACAGTCGGCCGCTGACTTCCAGAACGACATCGCCGCTCTCGTCCCCAAGCCTGCCGGCCCTCGCGCCGGCAGCGCTGACATGACCGGTGGTTCGGGCAAGCCAGTCATCTACACCAGGGAACTCATCCGCGAGAAGACCGCGGCCGACCCGAACTGGTACGCAGCCCACCGCGACGAAATCATGGCCGCCCAGGCGGCCGGTCGCATCACCTCCTAAGGAGTAGGCCATGGCCATCAACACGACCACAGCGGCCCCGTTTATCCCGGAAATCTGGGCGAACGAGGCTCTCGAGATCCTCCGCAGCAACATCGTTGTGGCGCCTCTCGTCACCAAGGACAGCGAGATCGCCACCTTCCAGGTCGGCAACACCCTGTCCATCCCCTACCCGGGCACCCTCGCCGCGAACGACAAGGTGCAGGGTTCGCCCGTGACCAAGCAGACGCCGACCTCGACGTCGACCACGGTGACGCTGAACAAGCACAAGGAGTCCACGATCCTGATCGAGGACTTCACCCGTGCGCAGGCGCTGCCGTCGCTGATGCGGTCCTACATCCAGGCCGAGGTCATCGCGATCGCGGAGCAGGTCGAGACGGACCTGATCGGGCTGTACAGCTCGTTCTCCGGCTCGCTCGGCACCTCCGGCACGGACCTGACCGCGGCGACCCTCCGTGCGGTGAACAAGAAGTTCACCGACAACAAGATCGCCAAGGGCAACCGTCACCTGCTCATCGCGACCAAGGACACCGCGTCCCTGCAGGCAGACTCGAGCCTCGAGTACTACTTCGCGCAGGCCACCCCGGAGGACATCGCATCCGGCACCGTGTCGGCGCCGATCTACGGCACGAAGCTGCACGAGTCGCAGCTCGTTCCGGTCGTCGCCGGCGCGCCGAACTCGACCAAGGGTCTCGCGTTCGATCCGGGCGCGATCATCCTCGCGTCCCGTGCGCTGCCCGAGGCGCCCGCCGGCACCGGC